TAATACAAAATGAAGAAGAGCAATATGTACATTTAATGGTATGGACTAAATATAAAGAAGCAGGAGAAAAAAAGTTACGATTAGTTGAAATGTCTGGGGATGGAGTTATACTTAGAGACACCAAAAAAGCTTTAAGAGAACATAATCAAAAACAAGAAGCGGAAGATGAACAAGAGATGTTTGAGGGAAAAAGAAAGACTAAAAGAGAACCATTAAAACTATTTCCTAATGACATGTATCCATATTTTTTAACACCAGATATGTATAGAGAAAATACTATATGGGGTAAAGGTTCAGCTGAATTAATATTAGGATTGTCAGACCAAATTGATGACTTAGATGATAATTTATTAAGAAATGCGAGATTAACAGGGAATCCAATGTGGCTAGTTGAAAATTCTTCTGGAATAGATGTTGGGAAAGTGACAAACGAACCTGGACAAGTTGTGCCAACAAACAATATAGCAGGTGCAAAATGGCTTGAGCCACCAAGTATTCCACAATATATAATAAACAAAAGAACCGAACTAATGAATAATGATAGACAAGTTGTAACAAGATTCACAGACCAGATGATTGGTAAACAACAAAGTGGAGTTGATACAGCAACAGAAAGCCTTGCTCTACAAAATAGCGGTAATGCAATGATAGACCATAAAAAAGGATTGTTACAAGAAACATTATCAGAAGTATTTGAATACTGTTTAGAATTAGCTTTACTTAATTGGAATACAACAATGTTGTTTAGGATAGTAGGAGATAAGGGGCAAGATACTTTTGCAGAATTTAATCCAGACATATTAAATAAAGTTCCTGTAATGATTGAAGCAGATACAGATTATAGAGAAAAATATAAAGAAGAATGGAAGAAAAGAAATCCCCATAAAGACATCCAAAAAGACTTAGATCCAGAAGAATATAAATATATGCAAGCTGGAAATGAAACAAGAAAAATTCAATATGATTTGGAGATATCAGTTGGAGCAGGACTTCCAAATAATAGAGCTTATAGATATTCAATAGTAAGACAGATGTATGTTGATAAAGCTTTAACAAGACGTGAATATAGAAATTATATGATTAAACAGTTAGGAATGAATATACAAGAATATCCTGAAACAATTCAAGAACAACAAGAAATTGGACTTATAGATGAACAAAACATACAAGAGATGCAACAACAAATACCAAATCAAAATATAGAAGGATTAAATGTAAATGGTAATCCATCACTTAGTCAATTGAGAGGAGCAATGTAAAATGTTAGATATTAAAGAAATTAAAGTCTTAAACAGTAAAAATTGTACATGTGGGCATGAATTTTCTTTAGCAGATGTAAAAGGCATAGAGAGGCTACAAGATGCACATGGCTTTTATGGCAATCTTGTAAAAAATTATTCTATTGCAATATGTCCTAAATGTAAAAAGCAAACGATATTATTATTAAAACAGACAGGGCAAACATGGAAAATTATGAATACAGCACAAGTGCCTGTTACTCAAAAGACCAGAATTGAAAATAAGGAAGAAAATATAAAACCACAAGAATTTATATGCCCTGTGTGTAAAAAAATCTGTAAAAACAAAATTGGATTAAATGCACACATGAAAACACACAATAACTAGTCAATAAATTTTTATTTATATTGAGGAGATAACCTGGCTAAAAATCAAAACAAATTAGAGGAGTAAACCTGGCTAAAAATCTTTGAGGACAAAACCTGGCTAAAAATGGGAAAGGAGACAACATGGAAAATGAGCAAGAAGGAATCATATTAGAAACAGTTGATTCAGGAACAGAACAAGATGGTATCGTACTACCTACTGTAGAAGCAGAAGAAGTTGAAACAGAAACAAAAGCAGAAGCTAATATAGAAACGGACGAAGAAAAAGAAAGTCTTAAAAGAGCTTTAAATGCTGAAAGAAATGCTAGAAAGAAAGCAGAAAAAGAAAATAAAAATTTTGAAGCTAGGTTAAAAGCATTAGAAGAAGCAAATAAAACTCCAGAAAAGACAACTCTTGAAGAATTAGTTGAAAGCGGAGTAGATGAATCTATTGCTAAGTCTATAGCAAGTGCAATAGATAAAAAAAGAGTAGATAATTCAGGTTTAGCACAAGAGCTAGCAAATGTTAAATTTGAAAATGCTTTAACTAAGAAAAGTAAAGAAGAAGGCTTTGAAGATATTACAGAATATAGTGATGAAATAAAAGAGCTAGTCGATAAAGGGCTATCTATTGAGCAAAGCTATTATGCTGTAAGTTATACTAAGTCAAAGTCAAAAGACACAAAGTCAGAAATAGAACGAAAGGTAGAAGCAAAAATGCAAAACAATCAAGCTAGAAAAGAAATTCTAGGAAATTATAACAGCAATTCTGGTGTAAGCAATACATCTAAAGCTAAATTGAATTTAACTAAAGCTGAAATTGCAATTGCTGCTATGTCAGGAATGACACCAGAAGAATATGCTGCCGTTCGAGATGCTGACAATGTAAAAGCCTATAACAAATATAACGAAAAGAAAAAATAAGTAATTTTAAATTCCTTATATGCTACGAAAAATAAAAATATAAGGAGTGATAATTATGCCAACAACAGCATCAATGATGACAAGAGAAAATTTTGCGAATTTATTAACACCAATTCACAAAAAAATATTCTTTGATTCATATAATGAAGTACCAAGTGTATACAAAAAATTATTTAAAGTAGAAAAAATGAACGCTAAAGAGCAAACATATCCACATTTAGGAGCTTTGGGATTATGGGAACAAAATACAGAAGGAAGTAAATTTAATCATGATAGTTTTTCACAAGGGGCTGTTGCATCTTTTGAAGCAAAAAGATTTGACAAATCTTATGAACTAACATGGGAACTTGTTCAAGATGATTTATACAATGTAATGAAAGGTTTAGGAAAAGGAGGTTCTGCTAAAGGCTTAGGTAGAGGATTAAGAGCTACAGAGGAAACAGAAACATCTAACGTATTAGCAAACGGTTTTACAAATGTGGGTTATGATGGAAAAGCATTATTTGCAGAAGATCATCCACTAATTGATAGTACTGACACATGTTCTAATAAAATACAAGGAACATTAACAGACGAAAACCTTAAAACAGCTATGACATTAATGAGAAAGCAAAAAGATGAAGCCGGAATTGTAATTCAGGCATCTGCAAAAAGATTGATTGTTTCTCCAGACAACGAATTTGCAGCAAAGGCTATTGTTCATTCTATATTGCAAAGTGGAACAAACAATAATGATGTAAATACAATACCAAACTTAGAAATAGTTGTATGGGATTTCTTGACTGGAGCTTCATGGTTCTTACAAGATCCTACATTTGATAACTTACTATTCCTAAGAAGAGAAGAACCTATCTTTGATTCTGAAAGAATACAAGACCAAATGGACTATAGGATGTTTGGTTATACAAGATTCGATGTAGGATATTGTGATTGGAGAGGACTTATAGGAGCTACTGGAACAAGAGAGGTAATAAATGCTGGAACTTCAAACGACAATACTGAAAATACCGAAAGTGAAGGCAATGGATAATATAATTCATTTAGAAGGGAGCAATACAATTTTGTTCCCTTTTATTAAAGAAAGGAGAACGTTATGGCAACTTCAAGTGAAGAGATTAGTAGATACAATGCAAATTCTAATGGAAAAACAGATGCAAACTTAGCAAATGATTCAAATAATTTGGGTGGAATACCAGCAGAACAATATGCAACTCAAAGATATGTACAAGAATATCATGATAACAAGGAAGCTTTATTAAAAGAATATATAGATAATCAAGATGCTAATAAATTAGCAGAAGCAAAAGCATATACAGATCAAGCGATAAATAATCAAGACTTTTCTACTTTTGCTAAATTAACAGATGTAAGTGCATTAAATACAAATCTAATTACATTAATAAATAAGAAACAAGCAGAATGTCAAAATGAAGTAGATACAAGAATAAATAATGTGGTATCTGATGTAAATGACAACTTTGATGATGTAAATACAGCTATAAATACATTAAATAATACAACTAGTGAACTTTTTCAATCTGTCAGTAATGGAAAACAATTAGTAGCAGGGGCTATTACTGACAAAGGAGTTTCAACCTCTGCTAATGATACTTTTAGCACAATGGCAAACAATATCAGACAAATACAAGGCGGAGGCGAAGAGTATGATGAGAATTATGTAAATACCGCAGATGCAACAGCAACAGCAGGCGACATTCTATCAGGTAAAACTGCTTATGCACAAGGAAAAAAATTATATGGTACTAAAATAATACCAGACTATCCTACTTATGGTACGGATACAACTGGATCAACGGCATCTGCTTCTGATTTGGCTTTAGGAAAAACTGCTTTTTCCAATGGAGAATACCTTGTAGGTACAGGAGGTACAAATGCAGAAGTAGAAGAAATTTATGCTACTGGTACAGAATCTTCCATAACAAGTGGCAATATTGGCTTAGTAAAATACCCAGATTCAAACACAACAGTAACAGAAAGAACATGTATAGCATTTTCTAAAAATGGTAAGTATTGTGTGAGTGTTGCTAAATTAAGTGATTCTTCTACTGTAATAGAATCACATCCCGTAAATGACAATGGACTATACATTTATGGTTCACAGGGAGAAACAGAAAACACAGTAACATATAAAAAATACCGTTACACTCTTGATGAATTACATATAGGAAGCAATGAAGTGATTCAACGTATTAGATTTGGTGTAGCAGGATATTTAGGATCTAATAATAAATGCTTATTGATAATTCAAACTTGGATTTCAAGCTCAAGTAAATGTTATTATCATTTATACACATACCATTTGAATGATGGAGGTACAATTGGAGAAGAATACGAAGGAGAACAATATACTATTACTAATTATTTAAAAGGCACTAGTAATGGTAATGAAAACTTTATTTTTTCTAATACAAATCCATACGTATTTTGGACGGTTTATGGATCATTAAACAGTAGCAATAATGCCTTATATACAGTAAAGAAAGCAACTATTGAAATTACTGTAAATAATGATGGAACAGTTAGTGTAAATATGAATTTCGGAAGTTCTCTGATTTTAAATATGGGAGGAAGTGTTGGATATGACCCTGCTTGTGATATTATGCAAGTTTCTCCTAGCGATGATTATTTATATATGAGTGGAGATAGTTCTATTAATGAATGGGGAGGAATTGTATGTTTAGATAGTAATTTATATCCAACTTATGGATTCCGCCGAATGGAGGATTCTAATTTATTTTTACCAATATCGAATAATAATCAATTTGTATATGTTTATGAGGCAAGAAATTTAAAAGTATATGATAAAACAACGTCAAGTTGGAGTTTAAGCAAATCATTAACTTTTAGTTTTGAAGATGGAAGCAATCAATATGTAATGACTGGAATTGTTTCAAAAGATGAAACAAAGATTATTTTAATAACTTCTACAAGATATGGAGGATCTTATGTATACTCTAAATATTTAAGTACATCAAGAGTTGTAATAATTCCAATTGACGATATTCAAAATGCTGCCGATGGTAGTAATATTGTAATACCATCAACACAATATTTTAGTCTAAATTTCGCTCTAAAGACTGGTGATACAGATACTTTAACACCATTTGAATTATCTTCAAATATTGATGGTTCTAAAATTTTAATATATTGTAATACAAAAAATAGTTGGTATGATAGTCAGTTATGGATATTAGATTTTGGAAATACACAAAATCTAATTGGAGTAAATTATAAGGGGCAATTCTTTAGAAGTTTGCAATCAGGATTAATGTCTGCAACTTCAAGTGATGTCTTAAGTGGAAAAACATTTATTGGCTACAATGGTTCAGTACAAACTGGAACATTAAGTATTACAACAAATGAAAATGAAAATACAGAATAGGAGGAATAAAAAATGATACAAGAACTAAAAATGTCAGAATTAAAAGATTTATTCTTTTATACTTTTGGAATAGTACCACTTCAAAATTACAATGTAATTGGAGATGGAATAACAGACAATAGATTAAAAATACAACAGGCAATATATGATGCAATAGAAGTGGGTGCAAAATATATATTTGTACCAAAAGGGAATTATTATTATTCAAATAATCTGTTCAGATCAGGAGAAGTAATATTTGTTGGAAATAATACAGATACTTATATTAGTGGAATTACAATACATCAATTCCCAGATTTGTGGAATGATGCTCAGGCAGGGACAGGAGCAATAACTCCAATAGGTGGAATAATATTAACCGCTTCTGTAGAAATTCCAGAATGCTATTTAGAATGTAATGGACAAACTTTAAATGTAACAGATTACACAAGTTTATATGAATCAATAACAGAAAATTTACCAGATGAATACCCAGAAACTTTTGCAATACCAAATTTAAGTACTGGTGATGCAAGTACAAAATATATTATAAGAGCAAAATAAACCCATCGAAATTGATGGTTTTAGGAAGGAGAAAACAATGGCAATAGTTAGCAGAACAACAGTAGGACAAGTATTAGATGACATTCAAGTAAGATTGCCACATGAATATTCTAATAGTTCCTTGTTCCTATGGATAAATGAAACTATGAAAAGGATATATAAAGACTTAGCAATACAAGAGCAGTATTCATTTGTAACTAGAGAAAATCAAGAATTATATGTACTACCAGAAGACTGTAGTATAGATATGATTGACCATGTAACTAAGTCTGAAAAAGCAAGAAGTCAAGATAATCCTTACGACTGGGGTGGATTTGAAGAATTAAAATCATATTTACCTAATGAGAAAATGAATGTAGATGGATATTTTGACGGAAGAGAAGGAACTATTGGTATATATCCTGTTCCAACAGATGTAAGAAAAATAGACATATATTATTTAAAAAAACCAAAAATGATTACGAGAGTAGATGATTACATAGAGCTAGATGATAACTATATAGACTTAGTTAAATACAATGTAATGTCAATTATAGCAATGTCAGGACATAATCCAGATGTGGAACTAGCAAATGAATATATACTTTTATATAACAATTTAGTAATGAAAGCAAACGAAAATAAAAATGAACAACAACAAAGATATCATGTTATAAGAGACTTAAAAAGAAGTATAAGATCAAGGAGGGGATAATATGCAACAGAATACTTATTTGAATGATATACACTATAAAAGTAACAATCAAATAAATTATTTAGCAGGAGGAATCAACAATATTTATCCTCCACAAAATATACAAGATGATGAATGTCAAGATATGTATAATATGTGCCTTGACAGATATCCTGCTTTAAGAACAAAAATAGGAAGGACTTTAAAAGCTAATCCTGGATTAAATGGAACAGTTATAAAATACTTTGAAGCAGCAGCAGATAAATATTTATTTTACATACAAGGAACAGAATTAAAAGATATGACAGGAACAGTAATATCAACAGGAATTACAGGAAATAAATTTTCACATGTATATTATGCTGATGGAAACAATGAATACTTAGTTTTATATGGAGATGGAATTGTTCCAACAAGGCATAAGTTGCCGCTTTCAGCATTAAATAAACCAGAAATATTGACACTTCCTACAGGAGTTACAAGTTTTGAACACATGTGCTATCACAAAAATAGAATGTTTGGGAGTGTAGGAAATATGCTATATTTTTCTGCATTACAAGATCCAATGGACTGGACTTCTACAGAAAATTCGAGAGAGGATAGAGTACCAAACTGTAATCAAATAACTGGACTTGTTAGTTTTGATGATAAATTAATTGTATTTAGTGAAAAGAACATGCACCTATATTATGGTAGCAATGTTATATCAGGACAATACGATTCTTATACTTGTGTGTCACTAGATAATAATATAGGTTGTTATGACCAATGTACTATAAAAGTACATAATTCATATTTATATTGGCTTTATGGCAGAAATATTTACGAGTATGATGGTTCGACAATAAGAAGCATAGAAAAGCCAACAAGCAATAATGGGGTAACTGGAGGAATCCAAAATTTTATATATGGAATAACAATAAATGAAGCTAAGAATGTATCAGTTGCAGCAAGCGAAGATAAAGTCTATTTTTGGTTTCCTGATTATCATTATTTTTTAATATTTGACCAAAGGTTGAGAAAATGGACTAAAGAGATTCAATGTGAAATAGAGGACGAATTATATTATGCAAACATTTGTGATAGTTATGTAGATTTAAATTTCTCACAAACTCCAACACCTATTTATGCTTTAACTCAAAATGGAGCTATATATGAGATAACTGGTGGAAGAAGAGATGGAATTACATATATTAGAACTTACGGTAAAGATGAATATGTTGGAGAAAATGGTTTAACAGAAAAAAAAGATATACCATTTTATATAAAAACAAAAGAATTTAAAAATGGTGTATTAAGTAAAAGAAAATCTTTATCAAAACTATGGTTTAACTATGACTTAAATGGCACAGTAAATATAAACATTATTACGAATGATGGAAAAAGAATTGAAAAATTAAACATTCTACCAGAGGGAACAAATAGAACTGAATGTATATTAATTCCAAATGAATTGCAAAATGTAAATAGTTATACTTTTGAAATATATGGCACAGGAGATATAATTATCTATGGTATGGAAAGAGAAGACAGGACACACTTAAGATGAGATTTAAACAATATAGTGATAATTCTTCTACTTTAAAAGAATGGTCAAAGCAATTAAATGTTGCAACAAAAGGAATATATCCATTATATCCTACCATAGAAAATACATTAAGTCATTGGAAAAATGAATTAAATAAAATAATTGGAACAAATACATTTGGAATATCAAGTACAACAGAGGCAACACTTAAAAACTGGCAAGATAAATTAAACGAAATTTATAATGTATGAAAGGAGTAAAATTAATGGCAAATACAATTTTAAATACAGAAATAGCGACAAGTAACCCACAGGCTAATGTTGAACAAATACAAACAACTAATGCTAATAACATAGCACCTTCTGTACAAAATGCAAATAGTCAGTCACAAATACAACCTATAACAATACCTATTCAGATACAACCACAAGTGACTCCATCAGGGTATTCTCCAACAACAAATATGCAACCAAATAATAATTTGCAAGCAGTAGCTCCTGCTCAGACAAACACAGCTCCAACACCACAACAATATCAGAATAATAATAATAGCAATAATGTAGTTGACTTTAATCAAATATATTCTTCATATCAAAGTGCATTTGGAACAAATGCAGGAGCAAACAAAAATAGCAATACTTATACTGGAATAAAAAAGACAAGTTTAGGTACAACAATTGTAACACCAACAACAGTTAATTTGAATAGTGTACAAGGTCAATATCAAAGTGCATATTCTGACACCATTAATGGAATTATAAGTCAAATGCTTTCAAATATGAATAATGGATTTGAGTATGATCCAACTACTGATAATTCATTAAGAGTAGCAAGTGAATATGCTGCCAATACAACATTACAAAGTTTAGCTGGAAGCGGAGTTCTTAATAGTTCTGCAACAGCTGAAAGAGTTGCAAGAATAGTAAGTGAATTAATACCGCAATATGAAGAAAAAGCACATGATAGATGGATAGAATATCTTGGACAATTAGCAGACACCGCACAATTAGTTATGAATTATGATAGTCAACAATTTCAGTATTGGAAAGATGCTAAAGATAGAGAATTTCAAGAAAAAGAATTTGAGTATCAAAAAGAACAAGATGCCTTAGAAAATGCTTGGAAAAGAGTAGATGAATTAGGTTTTGTTGATAATGATGCAAGTGCTATTTTAGGAGTTAAAGTAGGAACTTTATCAGGAGCAGCAAGAGAAGCTAAAGAACAGAGAGAATATGAGCTTGCTAAGATGAGAGAACAATACCAACTAGAATATCAAAATGATGTAGCAATTGCAAAACTAAAAGAAGAATTAAATTTAAATTCAAGTAAAGAACTTGCAAAATACAATGCAGAAATAGAAAAGAACTTATATGCTTACAAATCTAATATTGATAAATCTAAGAGCAAAGAATTAGCAGCTTATCAAAATTCATTAAGCAATAGTAGTAAAGAATATGAGTATCAACTAGCTCAAAAATATGGTACTTCAAATTCTAATAATAGCACAAATTATACAAGTTATTCAACTCATGATGAAATAATAAAAAATAGATGGGGAGTTGAAGATATATTAACAGGACAAATAAAAATAAAAGATGATACAACAAATAATAATGATGAGGTGTACAATTATTTAGTAAATGCCTATGCCTCAGGAAGAATAAGCCAAAAAGATTTTGCAGCTTTAGTCGCTAAATATGGAATTACAGTTCCAGCACAAACACAGAGTTCTTCTGGAAACAGTTCTTCAAATACAAATACAAATACAAAAGCTTTTGGATATGGCAACGGTGGAGGCATAAGATAGGAGGTAGAGAATATTGATATTAAGTGAAGAAGAAAAGAAAAAAAGACGAGAAGAAGCAATGCAAATAACTAATCGAATAAATAGTAATGGATATAATTCTAATGATTATGAAGATGACAGTTCTACCTTAAATAATAATTATAATGATACATATAATCAAAGACTCCAAGAAGCAATGAATATAACAAATAGCATAAATCCTTTAGAAATAACCAATAACGAGGAATCTTCAATCGGAAATATTGATTTAAACAATAGACCTGTTGTAGAAAATGAAGATGGTTCAATAAGTACAATTCGTTCAATATCCTTTGAAGAAGATGGAAAAGAAGTTTTAATTCCTACAGTTATAGATGGAAAAATAGTATCTGATAAAGAAGCTATAGAGCATTATCATCAAACAGGAGAGCATTTAGGAAAATTTAATTCTGTAGAGGAAGCTAATACGTATGCAGAACAATTACATAATCAGCAAGAAGAACTATATTCTAATAACGAAAACAAAAAAAAGAAAATTGAAATATTTAAAGGAAGTAAAGCTTTTTCAGATGGTTATCAGTTTGGAGATTTAACTAAAACTGTTACTGGAACTCTTACAGACACAGTAGGAAATTTAGTTTCTGGCGTTGTATCAGTTGGAGAGAATGTCATTGACTTAGGAGCAAATATAGTTGCATCTGTGCAATCTTTAATTGGAAATAAAGAAGGGGCAAAGACAACTCGAGAATGGGCAAATAAAAATTATAGTGAAAAGATTGGAAATGCAGTTGCAAATGCTTCACCTATAGGAGTTTTATATAATGCAATAAATGGATCTTTATCATGGGATTTTGCAAATAATGAATCATTTGAAGAAGGTTCAGTACTTGGCGAAACATCAGATCAAGTTGTAAACCTTGTAGGATATACTGTTGGTCTTGCTGTTGGAACTAAGGGATTAGGTAGTGCAGGCAACATAGGTGTAAAAGTTGGAAGTAAAACATTAAACTTACCAACACTTGCAGTTGTTGGAGGTACATCAGGAGGATTGTCAGAAGCGAATGCCAAGGGAGATGATGTTACTGAAATAGAAAGATGGACTAAGGGAATATCAAGTGGTTTAATAGAAGGAGTAACAGAGGGATTGTTTGGCATGCTTGGTGTAGGAGGAAACGAGTTAACTGATAGTATCGGTTCTAAATTAGCAAGTAAGATTTCGCCAACAGCTGGTAAAGTTTTAGTAAAAATAGGAGTTCAATCAGCAGGGGAATCAATAGAAGAGTTTTTATCTTATGCAGGAAATTATATAGTAGACAATGGTTTAATTAATCGATTAGGAGATACTGACTTTAGTAGTGAATGGGACTGGGGAGAAGTAGGTGAGCAAATGGCTCTTGCATTTGTTAGCTCTGCATTAACTTCTGGTGGAGATTTGATGATTAATCAAAATATTGCAACAAAAGCAGCAGAAGAACAACTAGGAAGAGAATTAACTCAGGAAGAAAAAAGAGAAATAACTAGACAGCTAGTAGAAGAAGAAATACAAGAAAAAGAATTTGATTCTCAAAGTGATGGCAAAAATATTAAAGATTATGTTGTTGCAAGTTACGATGAAAATGGAGAGGTAGAAGAAATAGTATCAACGAAAGGTACGGAAATAAAGAATCCTAACAATGATATAAACATCAATCCAGTAGCAATAAGAGATAAACAATCAAAATCTTATAACATAATAGATGCTAATACAGGAACTTTATTAGATACTACAGCATACAAAACAATCCCAGAAGCAGAAACAGGATTTACAAATATGATAAATTCTTTAGATAATGTTTCAATAAATAACCTTAATCAAAAAATTGCACAAAATACTATAGCCATCAATAAAAAGATTGGCGAAACAATGCTTCAAAAGAATACCTTGTCAAACCAACAAAACAATGTCACAGAACAAAACAATACTTCAAGCCAACAAGTTAGTGGTCAAGAGAATAAAATTGCTCAAAATGGATTTTCAGAGCAAACAAACAAAACTAATATGGAACAAAGAAACTGGAATAATGTTTCAGACAAAAATGTAAAATCTTATCAGACAGAAAATCCAGAAGTAAGTCAAGAAATTCAAGAAATGGCTTATAACTTCCAAGAAGATTTGACAAATTCTACTTTTGGAGAAAGATACAAAGCAGGAGATGAATGGACAGGAACAAAGAGAAGTACAACAAAAGAACTAGCAGAAATAAAAGATGATACAGGAGCAAGTTGGGGTAAAATCCAAAAAGCACTAGAAGATATAAGTCAAGGAAAAGGAGATTATGCACTTGCAAAGAAAGTAGAATTAGTTTTAGATAAAGCCTTATCAGAAGGATATAAAAACATTTACGGCAAAAATATAATGCCTAATGAATCATACTTAACTAAAAAAGGAAAGATAGAAGGTAAGAACTATCTACAAAATGAAACAGAAGCATCTACAGAGATTGAATCTAATCCAGAAGAAAATAGAATTTTTGGAGAAAGAATAAATAAAAAGGGAGGAAACTCAAATGCCAGAGCAAAAAAGATCAGAAACAATAATTCACAACAAGAAGCTAATAGAACAGAAAAGGGAAAGAACACCAGA